TTGTAATTGTAACCATGTTGTGGTGTTGAGCATGAAGCTAAAACTACCACAATTAAAAATAAAATTAATCTTCGCATTGTATTTCCTCCCATTCTGGTTCTTTAATTTCTTGTAAAAAGAATATTGCTTCTCCTTCTTGATACACTTGATCTGATTCAGTATATTCTTTCCATAACTCAATAAGATCATTTCTTATTTGACCTCCATTTAAGTTATCTACAAATCTACCAAACCACACTCTACGTCTTATAACATAAGGTGTACCATTAAGAGTAAGTACATCATTCCTCGTTACCATGTTTATATTTTTTTCTATTATATACCTTACCTGAAGGTTTTGCCTTCTGTATCATTCTACGTCTCACTATTTGAGCGACGTGTCGTAATGATAAACCATTTAGTTGATTATTATTTTCCATGTGTTTTATATTATACTATAAATATAAAAAAAGAGGCTTGGATTTCCAAGCCTCTATTGAAAAAAGTTTTAATTACTTCTTGTCAGCCGACATTTTGGGAGCCGATTTTTTCTTAAAATATTTTTTCTTTTTAGGTTTAGCTTCCTCAGTTTTAGGAACATCAACAATAGCATGCATTGATCTGCTTTCCATTGCTCTGATTTGAGCTTTCAACACTGTTACTTCATTTCTAAGTAACTGGCGTGTAGCGTCAATCATTTCTTTTTCTTGGTGAAGAGTATTAATTGAGTCGTGTAATAAATCAATTTCATCTTCTAATGAACCAATTCGATTGGTAGTAAAACCTAATGCGGCAAATAACCCCACTACTAAGATAACTGTGATAATTGTTGTTAACATATTTATTTATTTTTTATTTACATTCTATCTGTTTTAAGAGTGAAATGAGCTAATTCATAAAAATCAATTAGTCGTTTACTCTTATCTGTATTACGCATTTGTAAATTTTTTACCATTTCATGTAATTTATCTACATCACCAGCTGCGTGTGCTTGATACATTATTTCTTCAATGCGCTCTTCGTTAGTCATAATTTTGAAAAATTCTCTTTTTAAAGTTATAAATACTATTAAACATCGCCAAACTATTTCTAATAGTTTTTACTCCAACTCCTTTAAATCTCCAATACCTAACAAAATTATCAATTATATTTTTCCCTGAGTATAGTTGTTCTTCATTTTCAATAGAACTAAGGACACTAATTACTTTACGAACATGAAATAAATAAATTTTTGATATTTTAGATACAGGCATATCAATACATATCACTTAATTAAATGTTCTTCTCCTCTTCTTGCTCTTGGTTTATAATTGTAATTATGTGGGTAAATATAACCTTTATCTTTGCCTGTATATACTTTATTAGTTTCAAAATAATAAACTGGGCCATTGTATTCTTGGTGGTTAGGTGAACCGTCTTCATTCCAATAACATATTCTTCTAGGCCCATTATAACTTCTAAAACGATTACAAGTTACCCTAAACCACCCAAACCCATCTTCAAATATTTCAGTTGCTTTTTGGGTTGGAAAATCATAAATCATTTTAACTGTTAAACCTTTTTTCTCAGCCATGTTATTTCCAAAATAATTGAATTAATAATATAATAAAACTTAATATCAAACAAATAGTTGTTTTAGCAGTTATTGGCTCATTGAACCAAAGTATTGACATAAATGTATAAATAGCTGTCCCAATAGCAAAACCTATTAACCGAGAGGGCCAAAGTTGTCCTTCAAAATGTTCCACCATAAATGTGACAGAAGTCATAAACAAATATGAAATAGGAATACCTAATAAAACAGCGAACCACTGATTGTCTCTAAGAAAATCATATTTAAATCTTCCCTGTAATTGGTAAAAAGCTATCACTTGAGCTATAATGCCAACTAATATTCCGTATACTAAATTCATATATATTCTTTTTCTAATTTACCATAAGTGTATACTCTGAGTGTAGCTACTTGGTTATCATTATAAAGTGGTTTTGCTAGATCTAAATCATCAGAAAATATAGCTTCACCTTTTTTAAATCCAATAAATGCCTGACATTGATCATTTAATACTATGAACTGAGGCTCTTGTTCTATTTTAAATTTAGATTTCTTGTCTTTCATAAGCGTTATCATATTCAGGTAATCCTACTAAGTCTTCAATCTTAACCCATACTCTCATTTTCCAAAGATCAACTCTTAAATTGTCTATCATGTCAAGACCTTCTTCAGTTGCTTTAGCTAAGATAAGTAAACAAGTATCTAATTGTTCAATAGCACTCTCAGTGTCTTTAGCTTTGATTGATTGAAGTGCTTTCTTCCATGTGTTGGTGATTTTTCCTACTTTTTTACTCATAACCTTTATTTTAATTGTTTTATGTGTTTACAAATTTTATCTTTAGCTCTAAAATAACCAGGACAACTACATCTGTATTTATTACCTATCTTTTGAATAGTATAAACATCTCCTGATGAACCTGTTACTTTAATAAGGTCTGGATTAGGTTTAATTTCAATTTTATTATCCCAAATAATCTGATCTAAAGTGGTACCTTTAGGTACTTCAACCCAAGCGGGCACTACAAATGTTCCTTTATCTAATTCAATAATTGCTGGTCTTAATGACGATTGAACATGATATATTTGTTTTTCCATAACCTTAATTGTGATCTAAATATAATAAAGAATGGCCCGAAGGCCAAACTTTTAGTTAGGGAGGTTCTGGGGTGGTCGCTCCTGTTCAATTAATTGCATATCTAGGGTAAACAATATGCAGAAATCTCGAATATTGTCCCAGTCATCTTCAATTAACGCGATTAAATCCTTGTCGGGGATATCATCTAAATAATTCTTAATACTCACGTTTATAAGCGTTTTTGGTAGTATATGTCTTTTCGTTTCGTAACTTGGTAATTTCTTTTTTCTTACGTTTACCTTCCAAAACTTGAATATAAGACTTTAAACATTCATAACGTTGTAGATTAGTGTTTTTACTCATAACTATTTTATTTAATTTATTTTCCTTGTCCGCGGTAAGCTTTTTTATAATGCTTACTTGTTTTCATTTTTGATGTTTTTTTCTTACTATGTACTCCTGGTCTCTTTCTTCTCGGTTTAGGAGAGTACATCTTTGTTGCTGATGTTTGTTTTGTTTTTGCCATTTTTCGTGTGTGTTTGTTTTTCTTTTAGGGTGTTAATTGCTTCTACTATTTTAGTACAATCTTCATACTTTTCATTTTCTACATAGTATTTCAGATTTTCCTGTAATGTGTCTACAAAATGTTTTCTTTCTAATGTAATGTCATAAGCTTCACCTTCATCTAAACAATTAATTGTTAATACATGAATATGCTGTTTACGAGTATTTAAGTTAGCTAATATTGTTTCTACAACTGCTTGTGCTATTGAAAAATCTCTCCTATCAACCATCGCTTGGAACTCGTCACTGTTATTTAATGTAAATTCAATAGCCATATTAAAATAAATTTAAGAAATCCGGATTAATATTTTTTCCTTTGAGTTGATTCATCTTCTCATCATTTTTAAGAATCTGATCTGCTAACTTTTCAAGATGTTTAGACTTAATAGTCTCATAATCAGTTTCAATCTCTTTATGCTTTTGCTTTTTCATACTCACTGATAAATATTATCTAAAGTCTACTAATAAACTCTGAACCATCATCTGTTGGTTCAGGTTTGTCTAATCCTAATTCTATTAATCTTTGTTTAGTGTACTCATCTAATTCCCAATCTACTTGACTACCATAAGTTGGTTTATGATCTTCTAATCCCTCAAGTTGTTTATTATCAAATACATCCCCTACCATTAAGTAATAACAGTTATAACAAAGCATTTCAACATTACCTAAATTATAATGCTGTTTGTTGCCATCCTTGAAGTGCATGATAAGTGGGACTTTATAATCAGAAACTCGTCGTTCATGGAATCCACAATTAGAGCATTCTTCCTTCAAATAACCCTCTGTTATCATTCTATACTTTAACTTCTGTGGGTTGAAATGAGAGGCATCTACTCTACCTTCTATAATATCAAGTATAGCTGGGTCTTTTTTATTGTAATGAGACGCTGATAAAAATTTAGGAATACCTTTACCTGACTGGTTTTTATGTGAGTCAAATAAAGATACTCCATTCTCATCCTTGTACAACTTCATATATTGTTTAAGATGTACATAAGAACAATTTAAATAACGAGCCGCAGCGCGAACAGATTTTGTTTTATCCATTGCGCTAAGGATCATTTCTTTTGTTAATGGTTTTGCTTTAGCCATTATTCTTCTTCTTCAATTTCATCTTCTTCATCTACATCAAAATCATCAATAGTAGGAATAATATCATCCTCATCAGTTGATTTCATAGATGGTTTATCTTTTAAATCATTTTGTTTTTTATAATTTTTTTCAAACTCCATCATTTTATCATAATCCTCTCTCTCAACAGCGTATGTCTCAATCCAGGTATGATCACCTTCACCCATCTGAACAGTTACAGCTACTTTCTTTTCGGCTGTTGAGTGTTGAGTGCAAGTTTGAGTTTGAGGTAAAATTTTGATACGTCTCGGATCAATTTCCACACCACAAGTAATACATTTTCTACTCATCTTTTTTTCCTTTATTTTCTATTTTATCTATTTTCTCAATTAATTTCCAGAGTTCTTCAGGTGTTTTTAACTTATATTTTTTAGGAGATTTATCACCTTCAGTTATTTCTAAAGCTAAAATATTACCTTCCACATCTTTTCTATCATATACGTACCAGAAAATAAGATCTGCTTTCCAACTCTCATATTGAGAGTAGATCAGATCTTCAATGATATGGTAAAAATGTTCTTCATAATTCCAAAAGTCAACATTGAGTTTAGTATGTAAGAAATTAGTTCTTATCCAACATGCTTCTAATTGAGTAATAATATTTATGAAGTTTTGTTTTACTTCATTTTCTTTACTCTTAGCGCTTTTATTTAACCTAAGTTTATTTCCAAAATTATTTAGATTCATCTTTCTCCTTTACTGAGTATATTTTTAGAAAGTCTTTTATTTCCATTCGTTTTGTAGAAGCAAAGTGAATAGTAGCTATACCTATTGTTCCGGCTTCACATATACCTAATGACTCAGCATTTGAATCCATATGTGAGTAGAAACAATATGTCTTATATTCAAATTCCATAACCTTAATTTTAACTAAATATAATAAAAAAATAAATAAACACCAAACTATATTTTAATAAGGGTGTTTTGATATTCATTCATTTGGATGATATCTATTTTAAATATATCTAATTCAAATGAACCTATCTCACCATTGTCTTTAATTATGTCTGGTAGTTGTTGGATTATTTGGAAATTTTGTTGGTTTAATTGAGTAATATCAAATGATACTAATATTTCATTTTGTTTTTCATTATCATAAGGTCTAATATGATTATAAAGATTAAATGATGTGTTTAATTGTTCTTTTTCGATATATTGTTTATAATCACAATCTACATAAATAGTTGAACACCATGGTTCTAAAACTTCTAATAATTGTTGGTTACAATTTTTAACTATAAAACCAATATCATATTTTGATGATACAATTGGAAATTGATATTCATTGTATTTTGGAGGCGTACCCCACTTACGAATAAATTCTCTAGTCTGGTTATGGGCTAATATATTCCAATCATTTGATTTAAAATTTAAATCTTTAGTTTTAGAGGCATGTTCAAATTGTCCTCCCCTGCATGTTAAATGATAAACTAACGCTTCCCAACTTTGGATTAAATCATATCCATTTAATAAAAATCTATTAAATAAGTCTCTATCCTCACTGTGTGATTTCATAATAGGATCATGACCATTAACATCATTGAAATCATCTTTATGTATTAACCAAGGAGCAAATATACCATTTGTTACAATATCTTTTTTATTTTTATCTACAAATTCATTAAACTCCTTTAATTTAAAACCATCAACTATATCTAACTCAGGCCATAATCCAAAATCTAAAACAATTTTAGATGGATCTGAAGGATGCAGTGGTGGTTCTATTCTGGTAGCGGATACTACTGTTTTAGGTTTCCATTTAGAGTATAACGCCACATCAAATCCCTTTCCCATTATCATATCAGCATGATATATAACATTAAAATCAGTTTGAGATTCTTTGACTAATAAATTATAAGCATTACCTATACCAAATAATTTATCTGATTGATTTTTGATATATTTTATGTTGTTATCTTTACACCAGTTCTCAGTTCCGTCACTATCAGCATCTATGAATACTAATATATCATGTTCTCTAGATGAGTTTTCTTTTATATAAAAAACAGCATGTTTAAGATATCTCAAATTATTCTTTGAAGTAATACAAAATGTAAATTTGGGTATATTATTTTCCATTTATTCCATCTATTATATGTCTATCCCAACCTATATGAGTAATATATGTTTCTAAGAATCTCATAGCAATCATTCCTTGTTTAGCATACTCTACTGATATGTCACATTCTAAAGTAACACCACCGCTTTGTTCTTCAGGAGTAATCCTTTCACATCCATTATAACCATTAGGTAATTTCTTCCAATCACTAAGTCTTTTTAATCCTGGGTTTAGACTAAAACCATTCCATATACCTGTGTACTCTAACAATACACATTTTAATCCATCTACTTCATACACATCTGGTTTCCAAGGGTGAGGAGCAGTAGTGTCATCTATACCTCTAAGCCATACTTGTAAAATATTATCATCGGCTTCTAAAACTTTCATTGAGTCTTCAATAAATCCTTTTTTCAAAAATAACCAATCTTCTTCCATATGAAAGATATATTCTGTATCTACTAATGAATAAGCATAATCTATAGATTTAATTTGATATAATTTAGGGTCATTATAAATGAGTTCTATAGGAAATTCATATTTTTCTTTAACAAAATCATTACATCCAAAATTCATTCCATCATCTATAATAATAAAACGTTTTAAAGGATATGTATTCATTTCAAAAAAACTATCTAAAGTTTTTTCTAACAAATCAGCTCTATTACAGGCTGTTAATACTACTGTTACTTCTTTCATAAAATTTATTTATTTCAATTGGGAAATTTAAATGAGCTATTCTAGTGAACTCATCTTTTTTACTTATACTTGATATGTATTTTTTAATAGTTTCATTAGGACGATGAGTATAACTTTCTCCTATTATATGATTTTCTAATATAAATTGAAACACACTCTTACCTTTTTGTCTTAATATATTACAACACTCAATAATATATGTATCTTCTAAACCATAATGTCCTAATGACTCAGGTACCCCTGTTTTAATTAGAAGATCTTTAGATATTAAAGTGAACCACCCCCCAGCAAATTTAAATGTAGGTATTGATTTTACTTCTACATCTCCTATATCAGGTAATGTATCTTTATAAACATCTGCTACTAATTCATAATCTAATGGATAATTTAAAAATGATTTATTAACAATTACATCCCAAGTGTTATCCCACTGTTTTACAAATTGAGGAGTAAGTATAAATAAATCAATATTTTCTTCTTTTACAGTTTGATAAGCTTGAGTCATATAACTTAAGGTAGTGTCCTTAAATATAAAATCACAATCTAACCATATAAAAAAGTCAGCATCTAAATTATTATTTAAACTATATCTTCTTTGAGATACACACCCTAATATATTTTCATCACCCCAAAGTAAAGTCCACTCACACCAATCTAAAAATTTAGTGACTAATTCTTCAGTTCTTTCTTTAATATAATCTTTAGGTAATTTAGATTCATCCCAATTAGTTAATTTATCAGATAAACACATAGTAATTTCTACTTTGTATTTAACTGTAGTATCAAGGTAAATGGAATTTCTTTTTAAATTATATAATGTTAAAGCTAAATCCTCTAATTCTTGAGGTAAAGCAAATATAGTTATAACTCCTTTCATACTACCTAATTAAACCCACATCTGATTTTTCCTCTAATGTAGGAATTGTTTTTACTTTAATACTGTTTTTTACTAAATGCCATTTTAGTAAATATTCATTTCTAAGTGGAGAGTCTTGTCCTGGCCATCCACCAAATAATGAGTGAAAGAAATCAACATCATCTGTAACATATGATATAACATTTGAAAATACTTCTGAGTATGTTGTCATGTCTTGTTGTTTGCCTATTGCGAATACATCATAGTATCCTCTGTCTTTAACTCTAATATCAGTATTCCATTCTGGTAATGTAATACCTTCTTGAGGTAACTCCAAATTAAATTTAGAGTAATCTATATCAAATCTTGTTCTAACAATATAATCATATTCTCCTTCAACTAATTGAATTGATTTATATATTGAGTAGAACATACTTAAACTATTATTTAGAGGTTGTCTCCAAATAGGACATTTAATTCCACTAGCATCAAATACTATAGGTTTTTCTATAATATAATTTTTAGGTTTATATAATTGAATAAGATCATTATAATCATTATCTGTTAACGTATATTGAGTATTTCCAAATCCAAAATTAGTTGATTCAAAATGAGGAGTTTTCCAAGTATGGAAATACACATCACAGTCATATTTGTCTAATAAATGTGTCTTTAAACTATTATAACTTTGTTTAAAATTCCTCGCTTGACCACTTACACAAATAGCTATTTTCATTACTTATAATTTTGAATATAATCACTACAAATTCCTAAACATTGAGAGATATCATCATTATGTATCTCAGGCATAACTGCTATACTATCTTTAATAGGTTGTTTACCTGGGTAAACCCATATGTATTTCTTTGAAGTCAGAGTTAATGTATCTTCCTGGTGCCAAAAGTAATTTATTTGAGGATAATTTTCTTGTAAATAAACTATAGCTTCTGGATTCTTACAGTGTACCCATAGTCTATAAAGAAATTGAGTTAACCAAGAGTGACTTATTAAATACTGAGGTTCATCATGACCTAGATATAATTTATCTTCTATAAACCATAAATCAACTTCTACATCAAATCCATTATCTAATGCTTCTTGAAGATATGAAGGAGAGTTTTCTCTTTCAGAATTAGGACCAATTAGATTTCCTCTATGTGATATTAGTTTCATAATTAATATTTTTCCCCAATATGTAATTTACGATCATCTCCTCGGTCTTCCAATCTATTTTCAGAAATAATCTCATGAAACATATGAACACCATAAGCTCTATACTCACCACTAAAGTGTACTCCACTTTGTTTTAAGCCAAAGAATAAATTATGTGGTCCACCCCAAGTTGAATTCATATCAAATACTTGAGGATGATAAGCTATTTCTCTACCTAACTCTAAAATATCATTAGATATAACATGTAAGTTAAAATCATGGATATAATTATGAGAAACATAATTTATAGATGGATGGTAATCCATTTCTCCATTAGGAGATATTTCTTCATTGGGTAAATCATTATTGTTGTTATCTCCACCTCTATAATATGTTTCAAAATCTGATGGGGTAAATTTTAGTAGATTTAATTTAGTTAGAATTTGATCATAGCTAATTTTTTGTTTTGCTCCCAATGTTGGGAGTGACCACATACATTTAGGAGTGTTATGTTCTAAAAATATTTTATTAAAATTATTTGAGACACAATAATCTGATTTTAACCAAAGTATTTTACCAGGTATATTTTGTAATTCTAAAGATAATCCTATATCAAACCAATTCCTTATGTCCTGGAGTAAATTCTTTTTATTAACCTCAGGATCATAAGGGAATATTAGAATATTTTCAATATAATTTTTAATGTCATACTTTTTAATTAATTCAATAATATCATCATTTGATAACTCATGTTCATGAGTATTATATATGATAAAATTATTCCATACTATATCATTAGTTTGAAGTGATAATAATGCTCTTAAACTATAATCAGCATGTTTTAAATCTAAAGTAGTATGAGTAGTAAATATACAAGTGTTCATATTAACTAATTAATTTACGATATACATCAGCATCTATATTTTTTCTTTCATTAAATATTTCTAACCCACTTGTTTGTTCTGACTCACCACCCATAACCCATCCTTCAATAGCGTAATTATTTTTACCAGTTTGTTTAATTTTGTCAAATAACCAATTGTCCCCATAATGTATTTTTAATTCATGAGGAATTGGTATGTAAGAATTTTTATGTATAAAAAATAAACAAGCATAACAAGCCATTAGACTACCAAACTCTTCAACTCTAAATTCACCTTGAGGATTATCCCAACATTTATTCCCGGCACCAATAATTCCTCTATCTTCTGTTATATATGGGTAAGCTAAATTAATAACATTCCAATCTGTTTCAACATCATCATTGACAATTAATAATTTATCATATTTAGCTAATGATACTCCTTTATTCCAAGCTGGGGTGACAAAGATATTTTCAGGCTCTTTAATATGATTTAATTTAGGTATATGAGATATATCTATATCCTGAGGAGCATTATCAATTAAAATAATTTCTCCCACTAATTCATTGTTAGAAATTTGAGCTAATCTATCTATAAATCCTTCAGATTTCCATAGTGTAGGTATAATAACTGATATCATATTTTATTTTTTAAATCCGTAAAAGAATAAATCACAATGGTTTGTTTCTATTTCAAACTCATACTCTTTAAAATTAGCATCAATGTCTATACATTCTCTAATATCTTCTTCAGTTAAATTTTTATAATATTCATTATCCCAATTTTCACGAGATACATTAGGCATTGTTTTCCAATTAGGAAATTTTTCTTTACTTTCTTCTTCTAATGATTTTACTCCATGAACTGGTCTCCCAGTTGTAGCGCATGTAAATAAAAGCATACCATTAGGTTTAAGCATCCTAACTGCGTTTTGGATTGTTTCTTTATAATATGGATTATGCTCAAAACACTCACATGATATAATAACATCAAATGTATTATCAGGAGCATCATAATCTTGAGCAGGACATACTATATCTACTCCAGGTCCTGGACCTAAATCTAATCCTGAGTAATCACAATTTTCAAAGTATACATCTTCTGTACCGCATACATTAAATGTACCTATTCCTAAAACTTTTTTGTTAGTAAAATAATCAGGAAAAGTTGATTTAATTTTATTAACGTAATTGATTTGTTCTTTATGAGCCATAATTTATTTATAATTTTCTAAGTAATTTTTTAAATCTTCTGGGGTTCCTAATCCCCACATTCCTTTAACATTAAATGTTCTAATTTGTTTACAATCTTTAATAGCCTGATTAAATACAGGGCAAACATAAAACTCATTATTTACACGAATATCTTCTTTAATCATCTCTTCAGCATATTTAACAAAATCAGAACCATGTTTCCAATAATAATAACCTACTGTTGCTATATCTGATATTGGGTTCTTTTCAGCTACTTCAGTTACTAATCCTTTTTCATCTATTTTAGCAAATGACCATTTTGGATGAGTAGCTGTGAATGTGACTATGCCTCCATCTGCTTCAGTTTCATTCATTTTATACATGAATTCATTTGAATCCCATTCAACAAACTGGTCTGAGTTAGCAAAGAATAGTGGGTTATTATTGTCTATATATTCTTTAGCCAATAACGCTGTACAAGCTGCTCCTTCGGTTAAACCATCTGTTTCCACTATTTTACACCCAGGAGTTAATAGGTTTAATAATGTATCTAAATTATATTTTTCACGATGTGCTTTCTGTACAACGTATATATAATTAGCCTCTAAATTTAGGTTTTCAATTACAACCTGAATCATTGGTTTGTTTTTCACTTCAATAAGTGGTTTAGGGAATGTATACCCAGCTTGTTCAAATCTAGAACCAGCACCAGCCATTGGAATCAAAACATTAAGTTTTTCATCTTTCCATTTAGGTGTCATACTTACTTTTTCTTTATTTAAATGTTTATAGATATTATTATAAGTAATTTCTTTTGGAGAGCCAACTCTCATTACATTTGCTTTACTTCTACTTGCTGCTAATAACCCATAAGGTGAATCTTCAACAATTAATGTTTCTTCAGGTAAACATCCCATCATACTCATTGCTTTCCAATACATTTCAGGATGTGGTTTACTATTCTTAACATCTTCATTTGATATGATTAAATCAAAACGATCAATAATATCAAATTTGGATAATACTGTTAATACAGTTTTACGAATACTATTAGAACATACTGCTAACTTATAACCACTACTAATTAGTATATCCATACAAACCTGTAATTGTGTATTAGGTTGAAGGTTAGATAATGCTTTTAAAGTGTATTTTTGTTTATCGTCCCAAATCTGTTTATGAGAACTAATAGGCAAACCTTTTCTTTCAGTTAACATATCTAATTTTTGATTTGTTTTTAAACCATCATAGATAGATAAATGTTCATCCCAAGATATAGAGTATTTTTCTCCTAATGCCTCATTTAAGGCATCGTAATGTATTTGCTTAGCTTCTACTAATACACCATCTAAATCAAATATAACTAATTTTATCATATATTATTCAATTGACATATTTCTTTTATTATACTCACTACTCTAGGAAGATAATTATTGTAATGTAAAGCTAATTGAAAATTTCCTTCCATAGCTTCTTTTTTAGACTCATAAAACTCAGGTGTTAAATTATTAACAATTGATATTAATTCATCTACTGTTTGGAATGTAATAACACCATCCATATTAAAATATTCTCCTAAATTTGGACATCCCCAATATATTGGTAATGTTCTAGTTAAAAAGGCATCTGTAATTTTTTCTGTAAAGTAATTTTTATGTTTAGTGTTTTCAACACCTATATGAAACATGCTTTCCCAGCATACATCTTTTCCATTTTCCCATGGATGTTTATCATTTGTAGAATAAATAAAATTGATTGGTGAAGTTATTTTATCAGCATTATTAAAAATATTATGTCTTAAAAAATGTCCTTCAACTAAATATTTTTTACCACATAAAAATGAAATATTAAACTTTTTGTTATCAATAAACTCTGGGTAACGGACTTCAGGTATGAGTGCATTTTCGTCCCAAAATCTACAATATCTATTAGACATCCCATATGGTAACAAAACTGAGTTAGGGCATGTGTTTAAGATGTCTTCGTTCCAAGTTAATATGCAACTAAAAACATGGTGATTCATTTTAGCCCAATCATGTAAACCAAATATTTCATTTGGTTCTGATAATATTAAAAAGTTATATGGGTTTTTATTTAAATCTTCTTGAGAACAAGGATAATCATTAAATAAACTAATAGGTTTATCTTTTAAATATTCATCTCCATTTAAATGATGATCAAACATTTCTATAGGCATGTAGTGACACTTAATATACATTGTTATAAGGTATTATAAAAATTATTTTGTGATTCTTGCCTTGATATATGTTTATAATGATATAAAGAATATTCTTCAAATTCTGGTAGGTAAGCATATGTTTTATATCCATCTAATACCTCATGTAATTTATTTGTCCATTTAATATCAGGAGTATTTCTATATATTCTCCACTGGTAATCAGGCCATTGTACCCATCCTTTTTCATTTTGTTTCCATCCCCATATTTGTAAATGTTGAGGTGTTATACCTTCTACAATGTTTATTCTAGGAGTTAATATAATATCTGATTCTGAGTTAGATAATATACCTGGGAGTATTTCTAATAATTCTTCATTAGGTAACTCATCAGCGTCAATTTGAAAAATATAATCACCAGAACACATTCCGTTTAATTCATTTTTCCAATCAGCAAAATGACCTTGGAATGCGCTTTCTTTTAAGATAATAAAACCTTCAGAAGAATATACACTTAATTGATATAATAACTCTGGGGAGGCTTTTGGTTTATCTAATAAAACACAAATTTCATCTTCAGATCGTTTATGTTGATGTAGGAAATTAAGTAAACGACTTATCTCTTCTAATTCATCACATACTGTGATTGCGTAACTAATTTTCATAACCTAAAGATAATATTACTCTGGTAGTAGGCCAATATAACTTAAAGCATCTATAAAATCTCTTTCATCAAAATGTTTAAGAGTAGTCATGTCCATTCTATACTCATAAAACTTACCTGGTTGTTTAGGAATTGGGTATTTATGTTTTTCTTCTTCAGTTACAGGAATAGCTTTAACAGCCGCCCATTTCCATTCCTGGGCGTTGGTTCCATTAGCGAATATCATACCTTGTTTAGGTTCATTAATAGTTTGAGGTAACCAAGTTAACCCTGTTTTTTCATCTTCCCAAGCTAAATCTTTATACAACTCAGGAAGAGCTTCCATCTGTTCACTGTAAAATTCACTTTCTTTAGTCATTAAACTGTTAGTCCAATATCCACAAGACAAAGACATCCAATTAGTAATTTCAGGTGTGATTTGTGTTTCATAACATAAGTCACCTCCTGATTTGGGGCATGTAATAATTTTATCCATTTTATTTTTTATAATAATTTAACCAATATTCTATCATTTCATCTAACATAGACTCAAATGTATAATCATGAGTCCATCCTGTCGCCGCTATAAGCTTTGAAGAGTCACCTTTAAGATTGTGAAGTTCTTCTGGTCTGATAAATTTCTCATCTTGTTTAACAAACTCAGACCAGTGTAGTCCTAATCTTGTAAAGACATAATTAACAAGTTCTTTAACTGAATGAGACACCCCAGTAGCACAGACATAATCACCTGGTTCGTCTAGTTGTAGTATCTCCCACATTGCTTTAACATAGTCTTTAGCATGGCCCCAATCTCGTGTTGCATCAAGATTACCTAATTTTAATTCATTAGATAATCCTAATTTAATTTTAACTGCTTCTTTACAGACTTTATTTGTCACAAAATTAGTTCCTCGTCTTGGAGACTCATGATTAAATAATATTCCATTAGAAACAAACATGTTATAAGAGTGTCTATAATTTCTACTTATATTATAAGCAAATACTTTAGCGCATCCATAAGGTGAAACAGGATTCATCGGTGTTGTTTCTCTTTGATAACTATCTTCATCTATGCTATTACCAAACATTTCTGAGCTACTAGCCTGATATACTTTAGTATTAGGTGATACCATTCTAACTGCTTCTAATATATTTAAAGCACCTATAGCGGTAGCGTTTGCTGTATATAATGGTTGGTCAAAACTAATTCTAACATGAGATTGAGCTGCTAGATTATAAAGTTCATCAGGTTGTATTTTAGATATTACCCTAATTAGAGATGCTAGATCAGTTAGATCAGCATACTCTAATTTTAATTTAGGATAAATTTTATCTAATCGAGAAGTTTGATTTTCAGCTACTGAGTTACGTTTTAGTATTCCCCAGACTTCATAATCTTTTTCCAATAATAGCTCAGCTAAATATGAACCATCTTGTCCATTAATACCTGTTATTAATGCTATTTTATTTCTCAACTTTTTGTAATTTTGGTAATTCGATTTTCTTTAATTTAGGTAATTGTAATTGAACTTGTTTTGGAAATTCAGGAATATATTTAGTAAACAATTCATCTACTTTATCCTTCATTTTATCCCAACTAAATTCATTTTTACTCTTATATGCTTGACGTTTAGCACCATCAATATATTTACTATAATCTTCAAATATATCTTTAATAGTTGTTCCAGCGTGACCTAAATCTACTGATAGCCATTGTGACTCTTTTAATAACCAATTATTAGCGGCGCTTGGGTGTACATCTGTTAATTGTCCTGGGATTAATGATGTAAACTCAGGATTAAGAAAATCTGTATGGCCACTCCAATTTGTTGTTATAATAGGTTTTTTAGTTAAACTAAATTCAAGTAATGGTCTACCATATCCTTCACCTTTAGTTAAGTTAACCATTGCTTTAACTTTAGGATGGTTATATAACTCATTCATTTCAACATCTGTAAATTCACCATGTATTAGATAAATGTTAGGTAAATCTTTACTATTAATAGATTTTTTAATGATTTTAATTTTCTTTAAAATTTCTTCTCTATCAACATATGAAGAACCCATTTGAGATGTCTTTAAAATAAGTGCTGGTTTGTCTTTTTTGTTTTTAAATATTTCAAAAAACATTTTAATTAATAAACCAACATTTTTTCTATCTTCACCTAAATCACCATTGATCCAATGGCCTACAAATAAAAAAGCGAATTTTTCTTTAATATTATCTAATTCAGGGAATAAAGTTACTTTGTCAAGTGGTTTATAAATCTCAATATCAGCACCTTCAAATAGTACTTCAAGTGGTTTTTCAATTTTAAGTTCACCAAGTACTTGATTAGTACGTTGGTCAATCTTTTGCATTACTGTGTTTATAAATGTGTTTTTAGAATGCTCAGAAGATGTTAATACTAAATTCATTCTATTACACCCTTCAATCCAATCACCAGGAGCTATTGTTGTTTCAATACCAGCTGTTACTCCAATATTATATTTTCCTATTGGTTGAAATTCATTTGGTATTGTGATTTGCATCCATACTTCAGGTTGTTTAGGAAGTTGAGGTTGGTTCCAAAGATATTTATTTAAAAACTCCCATTCTGGGTTATCATCAATAAATCCCCAAGGTGTATTACCCCACATTTGTGGAATAATTTTTACATCATATTTGTCTAATTGAATAATAGCTCTAACTAAATCTCGAGAGCGGGCTCCATATCCACTGTATGTGTCAATAGGACAGGAGATAAAAAATAACGGTTTGTTTTCCATAACTGTTTAGTATACTAATTTGTGAGGTACTACTTTATCTTTGACTTCATTTGTGTTTATAAATTCATATTTTTCTCTTGGTTTCCAAGTTTTAAATAGTTTATCTAATACTTTAATAATACGCTGACCCATCTTTTCTCCTGTGAATCCAGCTTCATCTGATATAGCCCATTCACGTCCTTTAAGACCTAATGCTTGTCTTTCTTCTTTAGATAATTTATAAACATTCATAATTTGTTCAGCTGCATCTTCTGCGTTACATCTGTCATCCCAAATATAAGGTGTTAATGGAGAACCTTGAATTGATCTATTAGTAGGGTATACTGGGAATGCCCATTCACCATGTTCTTTAATAGTTCCATTATGGTTTGAAGGAAATTTATCACTAAAATCAATCCATTTACCTTTTTTACTAAAACGCATTTGATCTTGCATTCCACCTGTTACATTTGCAATAATTGGATTACCTGCTAAAATAGCTTCAGTTAAACTTAATCCCCATCCTTCATTATTAGTTAATAAAATTTGAACATCTGAGCAGTTATAAAGCATATTCATTCCTTTAGGATCTAATACTTGATTAGAGAAGATAATATTATGGTGATCTTCATTTAATAATAATTCTCTAACTGCTTCTAAATCAGTACCATTTTCATCTACAACTTGAGTATGTAAAACAAAAGCACACTTTCTAGCTTGTTCAGTTGTTAACCCATCTAAGAATAGTCTAAATGCTAACATTGCATCCGGAATTTGTTTACGACGAATATTTCTTGAATTAAAAAACACTACAAAATCATATTCTTTTCCTTTAAATAATTTCTTTTTAAACTCAACTAATTCTTTATCTTTTTTATCAAGTGGTTTAAATACTTCATGATTTAATCCATGAGGTACATACTCAATCAATTTACCTTTAGCTTTATCACCTAACACTAATTCATTAATGTTTTTGGTTTGTTTTGAAATAGCTAATAAAGCATCACATGACTCATAATACGCTTGATTATACATTGGTGCTGGGTAGTCATCCCAAATGTTTAGATATACAATTGGTGTTTTCTTTCTAATCTCATTTTCAATTTGAAATAACCAAATAAAATATCTTGGATCAGTAATTAAGAAAATAGCATCTGGTTTTTCTATTTCTATTAATTGTCTAATTAAACGAGCATCTCCATATCCGTTAGTTGGATATAATACAATTGAGCTATCAGTTAACCCAGTGTTAGCATTAGTATCTTGAGATAAATCTAAACGTTTACCTTGTTCTGGGTGGTTGATAGCCCCTCCTACATTTACCCAATTAAAATGTTGAGCAGTGTTTAGTACTATTTCTCTAGCAATTGTCGCTACACCTGAGTGGACTCTAATGTCATCACATAGTAGCAATATTTTCTTCCTTTCGTTTTGAGGAAGATAAGCAAAACTTGAATTCATAAAACTTTATTTTATATCTAAATTATTGTGATTGTGAATTGATTTTCTAAACTCATCATCTGTAAGATATAAATGGATTGTGCGGTCTACAAGTTTTTGTAAAGAGAACTTATGTTTTACACAACTCATTTTAAAATCTTCAAATAACTCACTTTGTACTTTGACACTTGTTAGTGTCATATCTTTTTTACTCATAGCTTTTATTTGTATATAAATATATATAAAAGTAAGATAATTACACAGAACATAAATCCTTTCTAGTGTTAAACGGGCAATACTGGCAATTTTTGTTCACTGTTGGTTGATGGTCTGTAGGTTTAAATGTTCCATCTAATTCAAAGCATTCATCAAGAAATTTATTTAAAGCTGTTTTAGCTTTATTCATTTTTACTTTTCCACTTGGTGGAGCATATTCTTGAATTCGGCTTTGGGGGAACTCACTTTCTTCCCATATTTTTCTCTTTAATATAACAAATTCAACATCAATATTTTCTTCAGGAACATTAAATTGTTTACTTAAATAATGTTTGTATAATATTAGTTGAAATTGTTTATTTTCGTCTTTTTTAGTATCGTCATTCCAACCCCTAGTAGATGTTTTAAAATCGATTATCTTCAACTTATTCGTTACTTCATTATATAATACTAAGTCAAGATAACCTTTATATAATAAATTTTTATGTTGATCAGTTGGGTTAATAACAATAGGAATTTCACATCCTACTAAATGCCAATTTTTGATACTAAAATATACATTTCGTTTTTTCTTTAAGAAATTTATAATAGCTAAACCATCATCATAAAACTCTCTCATTTCTGGTGATGAGCTAAAATGAACATTTTTATTCTTTTTATATTCAGAACTATATGTTTCTCTGAATCTGTCTTCGAATAATTCATCTAAGTCCATTCTATCAGCAGCTGCTCCACTTTCTTCATACATTTTAGTAATATATGCTTGGATGGTTTCATGCATTGCTGTTCCAAAGACAGTATGAATTGTTGGTTGATATATTTGTAAATTATCTTTATAAAGTAATTTCCATTTTAGAGGACATTCATTATAAACAGAAAATTGACTATAAGAGATTGTCTTTTGAAAAGCATAATTTATCTCTTGAGGTTTATAATTTTTTATAACCTTTACTAAAAATGGAACTGATTTAGCCAAAACTTATTTTTTATACTTGTGACGAATAATTTCTCCTAATTCAGCATTATTAGGATATTTTTCAATTAATTCTTGAATCTCAGGAATAATAGACATTTCTTTTTTAGCATACTGAGCTGCATCTAATAATTCCTCATATAGATGATTCATATAATTATCTTTGTTATTTTGATCTAGAGTGGTATTGTATTTTTTAATACCACGTTCACTTCTTGATTTAAGATCCTCAATAACTGCTTCTGTAATTTTATCCTTCATTTTAATAACTTCTTTTGTTCTTTTTCTTCAATACCTAACTTAGTAAGAATAGATTTAATACCAGATTCTCTTAGTATGTGAGTATATTCTTCTGCTTCACCAAGTGAACACTCATAATAAGAAGCAATATGTTTTAACAATGCTTCTTTAGATTTAGATTTTGCAGATTTAATATATTTTAAGAACATTTTCTTTTTAGGTATCATATATAAATATATATTATATGTTTTCTCTTTATCAGTATAAGGAAATGTTTGTATTAAATTTACAAATTCTATATACTCAGGATTCATACTGAGGAATCGATGAACCATATAACAATTAAATGATTCTTTCTCTTCCTC